TCAGATTCAACGGTTATGACCTCCGCAGTCTGACCGCCGGAGAAGGTAAGAATCTCGTTAGCGACCACGTTGGTCGTCTGGCCGTCGAAGAAGAAACTGTGGGTGGTACCGAGCGCCGGGCCGGTCCACGTAATCGCGCCGGAGGCGGCGACAGCCAAGTCCTCACGAGCATACGCCGGATACAGCATATTCTCGATCTTGGCACCGTTCTCGTTATTGGCGAGTGCAGTTACGCCGCCCTGCGTGAGGGTAGCATTGTTGGAAGGTAGTACACCGCTGACCAGCGCCATACGGAGTGAACCAGCTGCACCATCCGGTATGTCGGTGACGATAAATCCAGACGAGGAACTGGGTACCGTCCACGTAACAAGCGCCCCCTCCTCTACAAATTCGCCGCCGGATTGACCGTCATAGTCAACAGTAATATAAGTAGTCATCGCCTAATTCTCACTTTTCCGAGTAGTCGTGTTCAAAGACCGAGGTCTTTCATCTGTTTCTTGCGGGTGTCGCGTATAGATTTACCTGCTTTGGCAGCCATACCAGTACCAAGCATCTCTGGGGTAGCGGCCTTCTTCTTGGCCTTTTTCTTCTTGGCCTTCTTCACCGGGCCACCGTCTGAGTAGCACTTCACCTGACTGGCGTTGGCATATGTGTGTTTACGTCGCATTACCTTTACCTCTCTTTCCGCAGTTAGCAACCATCTTACCAGTCTTGTCCTTCTTCGGAGGGCACATAAACCTTGGAGGGGGCTGCTTCTTAATCCACTCCATCTTCTGCTCCCGAGTCATGTTCCTCGGGTTATCGGCGTCAGTCTCACTTTTGACGATCTTGCCGCCGTCAGCGTATTTATGGGTGCGCCTCATCTCAACCTCCCGCCCTCATACCGGGTCTTCCGGTTGGGCCTGTAAAATCACCCTCGACTTCCTCTCTCGCGGCTTCAGGCCCGGCTCGCTGATCCCTAGGTCCGGGTTGCTGGTTCGGATCACCTCCTCCCTGTTGAGCCGCTGCCTGTTGCTGAGCCATCATACGGGCTTGCAGCTCGTCATTGTCCGGTACTGTCTTCTCATGCTCAAGGCCGAGATTCTGTGCCACACTCCGAAGGATGTTCGCTCGTCCGTCCGGTCCAACAATCGCCATATCTATCGGGTTCGCTGTCAGTTGCAGGAACTCAAGCTGGCGCATTCTGTCTTGCTCACGTTTAACCGCATGGTTGACGCCCTTGACGACAATCTGTTCGTCGCCTTGGAACGCCCCCGGTTCGGTGAGCATAATCATATCATAAAGTGAATGAAGAATAGGACGTACAACGTCCCGATCAATCGACGCTGCTACATTTTGCAGGGTTTTCGAGGCATTGCCCATCAGCATTGCCAGCCCAGAAGCCGTCCGACCCGCACCGCCGACCTTTTCGTTGCCGGTCATGTAACGAGGGATAGACGAAATCTCGTCACCGAGAATCGACCATTCCTTGAAGATACCCATGAGTTCAGCCGCGTTAATGTTAGGCTGGTAAAAGTCAAGTGGCTTGGTACCGCTGGATACAAGCGACGGGTCATAATCGACATGCCATCGTTTCCACGGGTACAAGTCATCATTCTCGCCGGGCATCAGGACCGCATCGTTGACGACTACCTGCGGGCCGGACGAAATTGAAGCATTATTGACTAGGGCGCGAGCAGATGCGTTGCAGACTGTCTGTACATCTTCCAACAGGTCTACCAAACCGTATCCAACCATCGCACCGGGGACCTTCTCAAAATTCGAGAGGTAGTAAGGGGCGCGTTGCTGGGTTGAGGGGTTGATCTGTACTTTGATGACCCAGCGGTCAACCATCCACGCCGTTACAAAATATTCGCGGCTTAGGTCTTCAACTGGGTGGCCCCACTCGGCAAGAAGTCTTCCGCTGATATGCCCGGTAAACTCCGCAGTGTCGATAAGGGAGGTAGCCGTTCGTGCCCAGCGCTCCCTGTCTTCGAGTTCTGCTCGGGAGGTGTCGATGGTGTCCCACCATTCGTGGATGCCGTCGAGGTACGCGACTTCGAGGACTCTGTCGATTGCTTCATCATTGTATCCGGGTAATCCTTTGCACGACGCAAGCTCTGCCCGAGTCAGACGGATACGCTCAACAAATTCCGCCTGTTTCGGGTGAGCCGCGCCGGGTGACCAATAAATGTCAAATGGCGACACGCGCCGCCAGAACATCTTGGGAACGGACTCTTGGACAGCTTGGCCGTTTACCCACTTGGTCTGGCTTACTCTACGCACTTCTGGGCCTTTCAGACATGCGTAAGGGAAGATGGGAAGGTCGATCAGGAACTCAGCGAATGCGTCGTAGAATCCGCCTTCTGTCAGAATGTCATCGAGTTTTTCGCCAGCCTTTACTGCTTCGTCATGTGCTTGTTTCTTGGCGGCGCGGAGAGCGCTTTTACGAAGAAGCTCGACTCGATCCGCGATGGCTTGCTGGTCGATAGGCTGACCGGCCTGTTGAAGTGTCTGTATCTCGACGCCGACGAGCTGTTGAATCATTGCTTCAACGTCCATCGGTGTCTTGGGTTCCGGGGTTGCCTCAAGGTCCCATGAGCGCTCTTGTCCCAGATATACGTCGCGGAGCAAGGCTGTGGCTGCTCGGCACTTGGTGGCAGTCACACGAGCGTAGATGTCGCTACCGCCGAACTGTGAGATAGCCTGAAGCTGGGAAGTGTTGTACATGCCCTTGTAGGTGCGAAGGGCGTGAAGAAGTCGTTCTGAGATTCCTTCCGCGTTTCGGAAGTTCCTCATGTCGGTCATGCGTGCTCTTATATGAGCCGCTAGTGCATCAGTGACCTCGTCTTGCTGGTCATATTCTGCTTCCATCTCCGCTTCAACAGCATCATCTCGAGCCTTCAGTTCTTGACTGGAAACGACTCTCAAGAGGCTTTTGCCTGTGGAGACGGGAATAGCTTGTCCGATCGTTGTGGCCATTTCGTTATGGTACAGGTATAGTGAGCGTGCCACAAATGTACTGGAATAGACCTCTTATGTCTACAGAAATAACTGAAACAGATGACCAGCTGGATTATACCCATCTGAGTCCAACTATCTGCGTCGAGCTGGCCTCCGGACTGGTTGAGGCCAAAGACGTACCCGTAAAATACAATCTGACAACCGCACAATGGGACAGGCTTCGTAGAAGCAGGTTTTTCATTCAGATGTTGAAGGATGCCGGGGAAAAGTTCTCCGGGGACCTCGGGGCGAGCCGACGCATCACTCTGAAGTCGGAAATGCTACTCGAGGAGGCTTTGCCGGTCCTTGATGAAATTATCCACAACGTCGAAGGATCGACGCAGTCAAAAATCGACTCAGTGAAGCAACTGGCGGTTTTGGCAGGTCGGACGCAACGCGCAGCCGAGGGTGGCGCTGCCGGTGCCGGTTTCAACGTCGCTATTCATATCAATACCGGCGATGATGTAAAATCTGCCCCTGTAATCATCGAGGCTGCCGATAATGGTTCCTGATGATCGGTAGGTGCCACAGAACGGCATAATCCACCTTCATCCACTTCTCAGGCATCGGCCTCGGGTTTGATGCCACTTTTTCCCAGTTGTCGATGCGCGGGTCTTCCTGCTTGTCCACATAGATGACATCGCAGTCAAATAAGTGGTAGATAGCATTCAGCTGGTACCAAGAACGACACCAGTCTTCCACACCGTGGATTCCATGCAATCTGTTACGTCTGACCCACGTGTGGTAGACATCAACCGGGTTTCGCATCGGGATATAGATATGTTCGGCGTTTTTGGCGGTTTCATACAGTTGCCCCCAAGGTACCCATGAGTGAATGTAGTTCAACACTCCAAATCGCTTCTTGATGAAGTTGGTACCCGTATGCGGCACCGAAATTACCGTATGGCTCATGTCCAAGCTCGGGTTGGTGGTGCTGGTTTGGGTGTCCGGTTCATTTGCTTCGCCATATACTTACCGATGTAGTTCGCGTTCGTGCTGAGACACATGTACTGCAAACAGTCAGCGACGTCCGACCACGGGTGTGTTTTTTCCGGCTTGTCTTCCAATTTCCCGGTTGTTTTCCTCTTATACCTGTACCAGAACTTCATTGACTGCGTAAGTGTGGTACAGCGGTTGGAAATCAGGAGTTGTGGTCCTCCATCAAACTGATGAAGCAAGAGTTGCTCCACTGCTCGAAGTCTTGAGTCGATATTATTGGTCGGGGCCGGATGGATGTCGAACCCAAGGCGCTTGAGTACATCGAACGGAGAATCTTCGTTGACTTGCGACTTATCTCGTCCTTTCGGGTCGCCGACCATAAAGATACTGTGCCCTGAATATTTTTCATAGAGCAGGGGTCTAAGCAATGTCGTCGCAAACTGTTCAATTCCCATATCCTCCGATGTCACCTCGTCATATATGATGAGGCGACCTCTTGAGTCGATTTGACCGATCAGGGACGCCGGGGTACGTCCAAAATCCTGCCCAACCATCAAAGGAGAGTTGGTTGACGGTTTTTCCAGCTCCTCGTGATCGACTATGTGAAAATCAGGCTTGAACGATGCTCTGAAAACGGCCTGACCGGACAGCGATTTGCCATAATTGGCATGAACGTGTATGTCGCACCAATCAGAGTTATTGTTGTTGACGAGATTTTCATAATACGTTGTTCCGTCCGGAAGGGTGGGCAGATTCTCGAGATTTTCTGCATCAGGGTCCATACCTCCCGGTTGGCGGTAAAAGGCCCATCCCGGCGGGCGCTCGACTTCGAGTTTCGTGTACCATTCACTGTCTTCATCCGGTGGATTCGTCTCCGCCACGATCCCGTGCCATGTCGGTTTCGCAATAGCTTTCGACGGGAATCGTCCGAGGCGGCCAGAGAGCGCGTCGATCAAGGAAGGTTCGATTTCGCGGAACTCCGACACCCAAGCGCCCGTCAGGTTCAGGGACAAGAGCCGCTGTTGGTCCTGCTTTGTGTCCAAGGGTATGAGCATCCAGTCCGATTCCACTTTGGTGCCATCCGGCAGAGGAAAACGAATATAAATAGTGGAGTCGCTCACCTTGTACGTACAGATTGGGGCTAACCAGAGGAGAATGTCGGCCAGACAGGTCTGTTTCAGCTGTTGGAGTGTATTTCTGATGATCGCCATGCGTGTCTGACGAACACCTTGAGCATTCGGTTCCTGAAGACGCGCACGACGCAGGAGTTCCATGAAGCATCCTGCCGATTTTCCCGAACCAACCGGCCCCATGATGAGGCGCACAAATGATGTGTCCAGCATGAACTTCCCAATGGTGGGAGGCGTCACAAAATTCAGTGCATTCGGATTCGCGTCTCCGGAACTCATACCATATCCTCACCGGCCAGAAGATCACCCACAGGAAGATCACTGTCCATATCAGCAAGAGCCATATACTTGCTTTAGAAAAGTCGTTAAGCAACCTTTTGGCTGTTTCCTTTCGTACCATTGCAGCGCTCCTCGAATATAACTCTTGTCGCGGCGTTGGATCGCGGCAACGAGTTT